CAAGTCAGATAAGTAAACGGATGCAAGCATCATTTCATCTTGGTAATTCCAAAATTTAACAGTAGCGGTATTGCTACGTCTGTTGAGTTGAACTACATCACCATTTAGATCATCATGTAGTTTGTGTTGAACTTGAGTACCGAGTTTGATCATGAGTGATTTGTTTGTTATGTACTTATTATAGCACTAAAAAACCCCCTGTGAAGGGGGTGTGTGACAGTTTGTAATAGTGTCCTATGACTTGGGTGCATTCTCCCAAGATATGTCACCAAATGTGTCAACCACATATGCTTTTATATAATGATCTGCATCTGGACAAAGAGATTCTTTAGGAAACCATGATCCTGCATTTATAGCAGCTGCAGTTTCATCATCAAATTTAACAGTATTGTATATACCACCTTGTTTTATTATATCCATAACATAGTCATCCACGAAACCTTCGTAATATGTTGTAACAGTTGCTTTCTTCGTAGCATCAAGACTGTTATATTTGTCTAAATTAAAATACAAACATGCACATTGGTTTCTATTGGCATAATAAGATACCAAATCAAATAAAGATAGTTCGTTTCCTTGTATAATCATGATCCTAATTCTTTTTGTGCTTCTTGAATTAATAAGTTTAAGAATTCTGCCTTGTCATATGCTTCATTATTCATTGGATCCATCTTAGGATCGTCATATACTACAGGCTTACTCATTTGATACTGAGTAATAATTTGACTGAAGTAATTGGTTTGTGTTACTGATTTTAATAGTAAGAAATGTGCTATCTTCTCTTTAAACACTTTAAGATAATGACCTGACAATGGTAAGAATTGATCATCTGTTGCGAGATATGCATTAGATGGATTCTCTATCTTATAGATTTTATTATAGAATTCTGGTGTTATTGGAAACTTAGTTCCTTCTGCATTACCAGAAAACTCAGGAGTACCAGTAAGATCTCTTAGTTTAGTTCTATATGTAGTATATAATGCTTTATCATCAGCACTCAATGGGCAATCACTACACATTACCCAATCTGTTTCATCCAATAAGAAATTCCTTGCAAGTCTTACACTTAATGGTGTAACAGTTGCTTGTTTGGCATACATTTGTGCCAACTCTACTTCAAAATTAGTATTCTCAATAGAGTCAATTAAATAGAAACCTTCAATCAACTTATCTTTAAGAGTAAGAGCTTTTGCATTATCAACTGCTTCCATTTCATAATCTTTCCACTCATCTTTATTAGTTTTAAAATTTCTTACATATTTTCTACGTGCAGCAATATATGTATTACTATCACTATAATAACTAAATGTTATGAGTTTATCTTTTTCACTGTCCCAATCAGGATAAAGCAGAAGACTTAAAGTGTCCTTCCAATAATTTTCTGGAATGGGTTTTATAGTTCCCATATATGTTAATTCTTGTGCTATTACATCTAATTGCACTTGTAATACTGGTACTGACATTTTAAAATTATAGTCTCCGTCTTATTTAGTTAATATGCTTTAATCAAGTATTTACATGTTCTATATGGATGTATTAGTGGTACATCTATATCTGGGTCAATAGTTGCTTGTGGTTCAATCTTGGTTGTTGCTTTTAATGTTAATGTAGCATCACTACAACCCATTCCAGAACTATATGTAACAGAAGGTCCTACCTCACCCTGAATATTATATGTTAACTCATCAACATTCTGTTTAAGTATTTTACCAGCAGTGGGAACATATACTAAACTAGTTGATTTACCATTCCACCATATAAATTCACAAATTGCAAAATGGTCTGTGTTACCAGCGTTATCATTTGTAGATGATGCGTCAGCACGTACTTGTTCTATCTTAAAATTAGTACCTGATGCCTTTGCATTTTGTGGCAATGAAACTGTATAAGTATACCATCTAGTATCACCAGCACCACCATCCCAAGTATTATTCAAATCAACAGCGGGTACATTACCAATAAAAGGATCAGTTCTTGCTGTGGTTTTTCCTGCAATAATAGTATCAACCAATATCCAAGTAGTAGGAGATCCTGCTGTTGAATAATATACTTGTAATGATTCTTCTGATGCATCACCACCATTTACACCATTTCCTCTCGCTGCCTTAATAGAAAAATGAGTGGCATCTGATGTATCTACAGGCATTAATTCTATCCATCTTGTTTTAGCACCAATAGAAGTTTGAGTGTGTGCTCCACCAAATAAAACATAATTTGAATATGCTGAAGATGATCCTGCTGCTACAGCAATACTATCAACTTTATCTGAATTACCTCCAGTTCCTAATGTTGCAGTGGCGATTGTTCCTCCACTCTGACCATTTAAGACATAAACATATGGTGTTTCAGTATATCCAGAACCAGCAGTAGACACATTAATACTAGTAACCACACCATTTGTCATGACTGGTGTTGCTGTTGCACCACTTCCTCCACCACCACTTATTACTACAATTGGATCTGCGGTTGGAAGTTTAAATCCACCAGCAGTACCAGTTCCAGCACCATTAGTGTTGATAGTGACATCATCAACAACATTACTAAAAGATGCTGATGAAATAATAGGATCTGTAGTTGTGACAGTTTGAGGGTTATCATATCCAGTAATAATACCAAGTGTAATTTTACAGTATCCATTATTACCACTAGCACTGGTTCCTGATGTTTGACCTGCAACTGATACACCAGTTCCTCCAGAACCTATTTTAACTTCAATAGATGCGGGAGTACCTAAGAGATTAAATCCTACATATCCATTCCAAAATCCACCAGCACCTCCACCTCCTCCACCTGGAGTCCAATAATCATTATTATAATTTACCACCAGTGTTGCTTTACCAGTATTTCTATTAGAATCAGTAAGAGTTCCAGATTCAAAATAAGTAGTAGAATAAGATGAGACACCTTGAGAACCACCAGCACCACCACCATGACCACCACTTCCACCAGGTCCACCTCCGATACCACCAGTACCTCCACCTCCACCGATTAATTGGTTAGGAGTACCGCAGCCACCGCCACCGCCACCTCCTCCACCACCGATACATCCATAACCACCTCCATTACCACCAACACCAAATCCAAGTAGTTGGTTTGTTGCTTGAATACCTCCAATAGATGAGGGAACTGGTTGTCCTACTTGTCCTGCACCACCATCATATCCATTAGAACCACCGCCACCACCTCCACCAGCACCAATAACAGCTGTTCCATTTCTTAATATTCCTGTAACAGCACCACCTCCACCACCATGAGCAGTTCCTGAACCACCTGGATGACCGTTACCACCAGTACCACCATCACCAGAAGCTGTTTTTGCTCCTCCTGATTTTGAAAAATTACCATTTGCAAAACCACCACCTATCTCACAAGTCCATGCAGCTGTTGTAAAATCTGCAAATTGACTTGCTTTTAATGATACATTTACTTTACCACCCTTACCACCTGCAATATTACCATAGTTTCCCATACTTCCTCTACCACCATGTACTTCAAAAGTAAGTGAAGTAATTCCTGAAATACCAGACAAATTAAAAGTACCATCGCTAGTAAAATCTTGAGTGCTAGTGCCACTTTGTCCACCAATCAATGAGTTTACTCCTGCACCACCATCACTATATGAACCAGTATTAGCACCACCAGCTCCACCATCATTAGGATCATTTGGATAATCAACATAAGGCCATCCACCACCTGATTGACCAGCACCACCAGCAGCACCATCTTGTCCCGCTGCTCCACCAGCTGCTTGTACAGTACCATCATTAACCGCTGCTCCACCATTACAAATACCTCCACCAGATAAACCAGAGGATGCTTTTCCACCTTCTCCACCTTTACCTCTTAACCATAATAATGATCCATCACCAACCTTAATATAACTTTCATCACCAACATTACCTGCTTGTGTACCAGCAGCACCTGATCCACCACCGCCATATAATGAATATGTTAACCTATCAAAAGTACCAGTAATAGCAGTTAAATCAATAGTATATGTTCCAGGATTTGTATACTCAAATTCGTTAGTATTATCAAATATTGGTGTTCCACCTGTTGTAATTAATTTACCACCAAGAACAGTAGTAGTAACAACAGGTTTCATTATAGGATTTGGTATAACAGTCTGAAATTCATAGGATCCAGATCCACTACCAGATGCAAGATAATAATCACCAGGTTCATTAGCACCACTTGCAAATGTTGATACGGGATCAGCAGTACCACCCGTACCACCAGAACCACCAGCAAAATCAAAAGCATCGTATGTTGCAACTGTATTATCTGTAAGAGGTGCTCTTAAAAGACCGTGCTTATGTGTTAATACAATACCATCGCCAGTTGGATACCATCTAGCAACTCTTCCTGTACCTGTTCTATAATCTTGTAGATATCTATCTCCACTTGCACCAGCTACCCACTCAGAATTACCAGGAGTAGAAAGAAATACAATATGACTATGTTGAGGAACACCAGAAAGTTTCTTTTCCCTCATTGATATTGTAACATCTTGACTACCAATAATATTACAACCAGTAGTTTCAATTACTTTATCATATCCACTTGTAACAATTGTACCTAAAGAAAAATATACATCTTGCTGATTTTTATCAAGATACCATGCACCACCTGTAGTACCTGTTGTTATACTAACATTTCCAATATTAGGAGAGTTATTACCATATACAGGACCGTTACCAACTATTTTCTTAGCAATTAAATCAGGGACTTTAAATGTTCCTAAGTATGGATCACCCCAATTATCCATTACGTTAGTAGAATTTATAGGTTGTAATGTTCCTCCGTTTATTCTTACTACAAATGTAGCACCAGTTCCACCCCCTACTGATACAGTGGGAGCTGTAACATATCCTTGTCCACTATTTGTAATGTTTAAAAATAAAATTTTTCCATTTGAATCAACAGATCCAACTGTTGCTGTCATATTAGATCCACCAGCTGGTGATTGAGTTATTGTGACAGGAGAAGATGTTGTGTATCCAGATCCACCAGTAACTACATCAATTCCATTACTAGATTTTCCACCATATTTTGTACCAACAACTTGATATAATCCTGGATAATCACCTATATTATATTCTGCTCCATCACAATATAAGTATCCTTCATGTGTATATGCAGGATTATCACCACCAATATAAGCATTACCAGCAGTTTCACTTAAATTTGGATAAGAACCAGCAGTTGATTTAACAAAATTATGATCGTAAGAATTTTGACCTGCCTTCAAATTAGTTATAACAGAACCGATAGGAGTAGTATCTATGAGGAGATCGGTTAAATATCCCTTTCTATTATTTCTATATGCTTGTGTCATAATTATATCTTAATTAGAAATTCCATCACGATAAATGGAGCAACAGCAGAGTCAATTGATTTTGAAGCATCCGTCCCCACAGTCATTGTTGTTGACAAATTTTCTGGACTAACAACAATTGCATCTGTCTTTACTTTATATGTATGATCCCCTTTAACTAAATCAACTCTATGACTATGTAATGTTGGATCGCCATTTGGTTGAGATAAATCAACAGTATCGTATTCTTCATTTGCTACATCAGGAATTACAGTGGTACTACCAACCTGTAAATTTGATTGTAGTGGTAAAACATCATGCAAACTTGAATTATTAAAATCAAGTGGTACACCAGGATATCCACTAGCATATGTTACAGGAACAGTAAAAGTATGATCTGAATTAGCTCCACTACCAGAAGATAAACAGGAACCAAAAATAGGATCTTTTAATACATTTTGAAATTGAGCAGTATTTTGTCCATCTGGTGATCCTGTTGCTTGAGATCCACTTGGATAATTTCCACCTTGTAATGTATATGGATCGTTATTAAGACATTGATATGTGTATTGACTCTCACCTGGAACCCAACCACCATTTATACAATGACCCCAATAAATTGTTTGTTGTAGTCCCAATCCTTGAGTAGAAACCTCAGTTCCACAAGGACTAACAGGACACCAACGAACAGTACGACATTGTTCTTGACCACTTCCAGGTTGATTACTATTATTTTTAGTAGCATCTAACCAATCTTGTGTAGTAATTGTTGTTGCATTTCTTCTACCAGTAAATCCTTGCACTTGTGGTTGATTAGTACTAAGCTCATTAGTAGTTAACAATCTTGATCTAACTGCATCATGAAAATGTGAATGTGGATGAAGAGCATTTTCTTCAACACCCTCTGTATCCGTATAATGAGTAGCACCTGCATATGACCATGATGGTTTACCTTTAACATCAATTTCTTGACTAGGCACATTAATCTGTCCTGAATATTCTATGTTAACAGGACTTCCAATAGCAGCTTCTACATCAATACCAATACCAGATCTACTAAACTCATTACCTACAGCATTATTTAATCTTATATTATTATATACACCAGCATTAGCACCTGAAGTTGGTTCTGCGTATTTAGATCCCATATCAGGAACCATAAATTGAGTGTCTAATAAAGTATCAAAATTAGTGCCATCTGCATTTTTTCTAGCAAATTTACAATTAGATCCTGTTCCACAAACAGCAGCAAGTTGTGGATAATCAGTAGCAAAATATTTTGTACCGTCACATTTCAAATAACCAGCAGGTAAATTATTTACATTTGCTCCGTCATCTGGCAATCCATTATAATCAACTGGCCAATTTATAATTTGACCTGTTAAGTTACCATACTTAGATCTTTCTTTACTGTATAAAACTGCCATTAGTATGCTTTAATTATGAACGTAAGAGTTAAACAAGGTTGTGATGTATCACATGCAATATTTAGAGCATTTTCAAGACTATCTGCTTGCAATGAAGACCCATTTGCATTATCAGCAGTATGTGATGGAGGTCCAGTCATTGAACCAATACCCTGAGATATTTCAAAACTACCATGATTATGTGATCTAAATGCTGACTCTAAAGGATTCTTATTTTCCTTACCTTGATTGAGTGTCATTGGCCACGAACCATGTCTGAATACTAAAGTTTCTGTACCAGAAACTGTTCCTATTGTATCTTTTACAGTAACTGAATATTGGTCAGTTGGTTGATTATATTCAACTTTTTCTACTATTGAACTGCCAGTATTTGTCCAAAAAGTATATTTTTTAGCAGGATCTTTTATAGTAACAAGCATTAATGGAGTAATTTTATCATGTTGAGTCCATGTATTTGGTGAAGTACCATAAGTTCTACCAATATTAACTCCAGCTGGTAATGTAATTACTCTTGTACTTGCAGGAATAGTTACACTAGCAACTTCAAACGATGCATTTACATGTTCTGGATCATCAGCCAAACCATCGGCAGGTCTTGGTTGCCCATCATATCCAAAATAATTTGGTCTTGATCTTCTTTCCATTGGTCTTGGAAACATACCAACGTGTGCAGGTTGTTTATGAGTATCTACTGGAGTTGTAGCATTAATAGCAGCTGTATTTCCTTGTCCAAATATATTTTGAGTATAAGTTGCAGATCCTTGACCAGATCCCTGATCAGTTCCTCTCCAGTTAGATGCACCAGCAGGAACATGACTCCAATAATTTTTACCAGATTCGTTAGTATATTCTAAAAATCTATCCATTGTTGGTAATGTCCACTCATGTTGTTCATCTCCATAAAATGATGTCTCAATAGCACCATTCTGCCATGATATTGGTTGTGCAGCTGCATTAGCACAAGTATTAGGAGATTTTGAGACATTACACCAAGATGTTGTAGCAGTACCAGTCATTGCAACACCTTGGTCTGTCCTAAACGCCATAGCTCCAGTAGCATTTGGATTAGTAGTTTGGAGTGTGTCACCATGACTATGTGCTGGTGTGTGGTTAATACCCAATTTACGATTAAGTACATAGACTGTTTCTAAAAAATCTGGAGCACTTAATGTAAATCCAGAAAATTTAAAATATAAATTACCAGCAAGATTTAAAGAAAAATCAATATCAGCTGTTGCTGCATATGTTGTTGATACCAAATTAGTTTCACCATAATCTGCAACTCTATTTCCTATTACAGTTGCAGCATCAGACTGTCCTTGTTGATACTTAACATCCTGTAAATTTACAGGTTCTAAATCCATCAATACACTTGATGATAATTGAGGTAATCTAAATGTTGCTACTGTAGCAATATAAGGAAACTCATAATGATTACCTTGAGCATCAGTCATATCACCACCATAAGTATCACCTATGACTGATGCTAATAAAGGATAATCAGCAGCACTAAGTGTATCACCTTTACATACAACCCATCCTTTAGGGATGTTAGATTCAAGAAACCCATTTCCTCCATCGCCACCCCAAGGCATGATCGTACCAATTTTGGCAGATCTCATTGTTTTTATTGAATCGTATTTTACTGCCATTTATAACTCCATTAACCACCAACCTCTAAGTGAAGCTGGAATTGTCTGTTGTGATGTAGATCCTTCTATATCATATGTACCAACGAAGATTAATCCAAATCCACAATTACGTGTTTGAACAACCATTTCACCAGAATCCCATGCTATTGTTCTTGTCTGTCCATTACCTGCTTCAAGTTTAGATCCAGTATTATCGCCTTGAATTGATGTAGAAACATTATTAATTTTCTTCGCTCTGATAATCAGACTTGTATTATATGTTAGGTTACCACTAAGTTCAGTAAATCTAATCATATCACCTGTTTGTGGATTATCTGGTAGATATAAAACCATATTACTTCCAGATGAAGCATTGATTAGATAGTTATTGTTAACCTGTAATGGGTTAGTTTCTTGCTGACCTATACCAGTTGAAGCATCAAATGCAACATATGTATGTCTTCTACCACCATTTGCTGTCCAGTATTTTTCAATACCAAATGAATCAATAGCGTTATTTTGATATATTGTAAAGTCTTTGGCACCAGCAGTACCACCAACTCCAGCAGATCCAAGATTATCTATCTGGAATATCTTATCAGATGAAGATTCTACAGCAGTAACTTTACCCTTCTGATAATATTGATCACCTATGAATAGACTACCTTCACGAGATGTCATCTTAATAGATTCTACGTTATTGCAGACTCCTGTAGACTGACAGTTTTCATAGAATATTCTAAGATCACCAAAGAAGTTAGCAGCACCCTTAAGTGTCATACCATTAGTATTAGTTACTGGATCTTCAATTGATCCATCACCTGCGTGTCCATCATCATTTGCAATAGATAGAACTAAAGTCTTGCTATCAGAACCGTACATTCTGAACACACCACTATTGATAGTAACATCATCATTAATGACTGTTTTACCACCATTAAACAGATTAACTAAAGTTGTACTAACAGTATTTGGATTCCTAATAGACTTAGGCATCTTGATCTGATAGAAGGAATCAAGAGTTCCATCAACACTATCAGTAAGGAAGAACTCAGATCCAATTCTGATGAATTGAATATAATCAAGTTTTGGTTGAATTAAATCAGCATCAACTAATCCAAGTTCAAGTCTTGTATCAAGAGTGTTAGGAGTTCTTGCCTTAAATGTCTTACCAGTTGCAGGTGCTCTTAATGCACGAGTAGCAGGTAAATCCTCTAATAATGTTGTAGTTCCTAATTTGTTCAATTTAACAACATTAAGACCAACAGCAGCATTTATTGCAGTTGTTCCTTCTGCACCTCTACCACCGCTAGTATAAGTGGCGTTAGATGATGTTGGTAAGAACTGATTTGATCCACTTACATATGGTGCAGCAGTAATTTGTATAATCTCAATCTGACTACTATTGTAAATTGCTACTAAATCACCTATTGTAAATGAATCATAATTTGATTGAATTTGTATATTTGTAGTTGCTGATACAACAGCAGATGCTATTGTTGTAAATGGTACTGAAGCAAAATTAGGGTTAGTTGATTGTGGATCATGTCTATAAACATTAACTACATCACTGGTTGTATATCCAGCTGGTGATGTACCAAAGGATTCAGCAACAGCAAAGTGAACTCCATGTTTATTACCAATCTGTGTGTCACCTGTACAAGTATCAACCTCAAAGGTCTTGACTCCACTACCATTTGTTATAGTTAATTTCTTATTGGTAGTTGCGTTCTGGAATGGTGTAGTGCATGTGCCATTTAATGTAAATCCACCAGTATAAAAAGTATCACCCTTGATAGTTACGTCACCAGTTACAGAATCAATTTCAAATAATGTAATTTCTGAATTAGTATCACAACCATTTTTGACGGAGAATTTTTTAGCAACTTGATTTAATGTAGTCTTAAGTTCAAATATCTCACCATCAGCACCACCAGTAGGACGAGAAATAATTACATAATCACCAGGTTGTCCTGTAGCACGACTATCAGAACCTGTTAATACCCCACCGAACTGTGATAAGTAAACATTATCTTCTGCACCAGAACCATCAATAATTTGAGTAGTCCATGTAGCATCAAATTGTACAGTACATTTATAAATGTTTGTTGTATCAGGATGCTCTGAACTTATTGTTGATAAAGTTCCAAATGGTTGTCTTTGTACTTCAATATAGTATGGTGTGCTATTAATTTGTGGAAGACGTGTAATCTTAACAAATTCAGCATATTCAGTTCCTTGTTCAACAGTATCAATAAGTAGAATATCATTCTCATTATAGTACTGTGTGCCATTAGCATCGTAAGGAGTTCTCTTAAGAGGTAAGTAGTACTTATCTCCTGTTAATACTGGGAATGTAGCAGCACTCTGTCCAGTAGGAGTTTGTTGATATGATGTTCCACCCCAATCACCAGAACCTGCGGTATCAATTTTATTAAGTTCACCTGTAGCAGCAGTAGAAACTGCAACAGTAATTAAATCTACATTATTATTAAAGAGATTATTACCAAGAACACCACTTGTATGACTCTGAATTGTAGAACCAGCTTGTGCTCTACGTCCAACGAAGGAGTAAGAAGCATTACCGCCACATAATGTCATATCAGCATTAAATCTTGATGTAGCATCAACGACTAAGTTGTTTCTAATTGTAGTAGTACCACCTTGACCAGCAATTCTCAATGTAGAAGCATTAGTAGCAAAGTCTACAATACTTGTTGCACTGTTACCAGATAAGAACTCAACAGTTCCAGATGGAGACTCAAACTTAGTAGTATCAGTTAATCCTCTTCTAGTACCAAGTATTACATCACCAGAAGTTTTAAGTGCCTTAGTATCAATTTGTACAAAGGAATCAGATTCAGTACTTGCGAATGCACCACCAAGAGTTAACTTAGACTTATTAGCATTAGATCCATCAATACTATCACCGATAGTAATCTCACTGTCACTACTTGTATTACCAATCTTGATATTTTGTGATCCAGTTGTTACATTACCAATTTCAATATTTCTTGCAGATCCACCAACAAATAGACCTTGAGTAGGTCTAGTTCCAGTTGTTAATCCAACAAATGTATTGTTGTTGAATAGTGTTGCTGTACCATTAGTAATGGTTGTATTAATATCAGCACTATTAGCACTACCAGCTCCACCACCATTGACTGATATATCGTCTTGGAACGTAGCACTGGCAGTAAATTCAGAAGTTCCAGTAACAGTCAATGCACTGTTCATGTTTGCTAGAGTTGTATTAATACCAACTCTTCCATTATTTGTAGTAGAAACTCTAAATGTTGCTGCTGACTGTGGAGCAGAACTATCACCACCAACCATGAATGCATGATCTTGAGCAGTCTGAGTTCTTGCTGCATATGTTGCATGAGCAGCAAAGTTTGCAATAGTTTTACCACTAATCCATGCAGTACCAACAACATCTAAGTTGGCAAGAGGATCAGTCGCAGCAGATACAAATGCGTCTGCATAATCAACATGAGCAGCACGAGCAACAGTGTTAATACCAATCTTAAATTCACCAATAGTTTGTGTATCAGTTCTGATTGTCTGAGCACCAAGTACACCAACTTCCTTCCAAGAAGCATTTGCAAGTTTTACTACAGCATTTGGTGTATTAGTATTATTGAATATTAACTCACCAGCTGAAATAGTATCATTTGCGGAAATACTAAATGTGCATGTGTTACCACCATTGGTAAATCCAGTATTAATTAAGAAAGTTCCATTGAGTTTGTTCTCAGTCAACCCTGTTAACTTAATTTCTTGACCAGCAACTAAACCACCAGTTATGACGTTTCCATTAGTGACACCAGACTTCCATTGAATTGTAATTGTTCTGGTAGAATTAAAGATAAACTTCTCAATCTGAGAGGTAATTGTTGTAAAGGAGTTAGAGAATATCCAACCAAGTGAACCACTATTTCCTACAGACTCACCCTTAAGTAAGATATCTCCAGTTAAAGGAGCTCCTGCTGAACCATAAGCAACAACCTGTGATGCATCATAAGTTCCATCTTGATCAGGAGTAATATTAGATGCTACAGATGCAACAGCATGTGTTTGAATCTTATATCCTTGACCAGAACCAAGTGAACCACGTTGGTTAAACTGGAATACACCAGCTGTTACTCTATTACCTGCAATTAGAATGTCACCATTAGTTTGGCGATTCTTAGTCATCGCAGTTCTATCAAGAGTTGCATCATCCTTAGTTGAAGATACATTAGAAGTTACCTTCAATGAAGATAGAACACCAACATTAGGAAGACCTAAAGTAAGATCTCTAACATCAGCTCCAACATTAATAGTTACTGGAGCATTAAAGGTGCTTGTTTGATCACCATTCTCACCACCATTAACTGTGATGTACTCATTAAATGTAACAGGAGTATCAAATGTAGTAACTAGATTTCCTATTGCATCATCTTCATCTTCAGATGCTGCTAGTGATGCCGACTCTAGGAATATTTCTTCACCAGTGATGGCATCAATCTTACGGTTACCAATGTATAGGTCACCATTAGAGTTAAGACCAGTATAGAATACTAGACCACCATCTTGCTTCTTAGACTGTGCATAGAAGTCTTGAGTTGTACTCAATAGAACTTCTTGCCTTGCTGGTAAACCAGTAGAGTAGTTACCTGGACCAAAACCAAGATATTCAAATGTGTGATTACCTGCTCTCGCTATGGATGGTCTTCGTAACTCAACGTATAGACGTTGATCTACAACAACTGTACTGTCACCTGCAATTGGTATCTTACGGTCTTCTGATCCAGAAGATGCGTTACCACTCTGTGCTTCAAGTTTATTATTACCTGTGTAATTATTATTTGCAAGTGCTTCAGTAGCAAGGAAATCAATAACAGATTCCTTAGTCATTGAACCTTTAAAGTCGTTAACTGTAACTAAACCATGAACATAGTTGTCAGCAGCAGAATATGTTTGACCAGGATCCTTAGCACTAGGATTAATTTGTTTGAACCATACAGGATCATTCTTATAATCTAGTGGATATAACTTACTGATTGGTTGAGAGAACTTAAAGTTTCTAAAGTTACCTAAGTTACCTGCACCTTGTGGGAATGGAGATATATTACCACGAACAGCAGTTATGTAAAATATACCATCTTGCTGATCAAAGATACGTCTCTGTATTTCTTGAACATCATAAACATAGAATGTTTGATCAATATCTCCTACATCTTCTACAGATTCAACATAGAATTGAACATTGGCAGCGTCAGTAATAATATCACCAGGTGTGATAGTATAAACTTTAGCACCGTTTTGTCTATAGTAGAATTGTGGTAGAGTCTCTTTGATAAGATCCTTACGTACAAGTGATTTACCACTATCAGGGAAATCTATAAGATCTGCAAATACAGAACCTTGGGTGAATCTAATATTATCTGTAGATGAATACTTAATCTCACCACTAATACCCTTAAGAATTAAATGCCATACAGATGTACCAGGAACATTCAACGCAGCATGAATATAACCAGAACCAGATGAATTACCAGCCCATGCTACAGCATTACCAGTTACAGATGATGTCTTATTAGCAGTAAAGTTACCACCTTGAGGTGCAGTTATCTTGACTGTTGTA